TTGTATAACTGGCACTTCTTTGCCTTCAACCATCTGTGTACCCAATATTTTTGCGTCCTGTATCTTCTTCACTCTGATATTTCCAATACCGATATAATTACGTGTAAGGCACCACCAGCACTAGCCGTAACTTTTATAACATCACTGTCTTCAAGAACTAGTGGTTGCGATAATATTTCTGTGGCTGTATTTGCTGCAATAGATAAAACATTTGTAATATTGATATCTGATCCGACACTAGAATCAGCATTCACAACCGTTGCTGTTACAGCGCCACCTGACACATTACATATACGAATAGATTTTACTACAGCTTGTACAGGTTTTTGTGGAGGTTGCGTAGAAGCGTTTGCTGTTGGTACAGTGTATATAACTGTCTGTGCATTATTAGCTAAAACAATACTTCTATTTTTGTATACGTCACTCATGCTAAAAACCAAGTCCTTGCTGTTGACTCTTCTCGTAAGTCTTGTTGAAAGGTAAAGTTAAGCTGATTAATTATATTCTCAAGCTCACGAATAAGTATGTCTTGTTGTTGTCTATCATATTCATCTTGTGGCAACGGTAATCTTGTAATATTAATTCTAGCCATTATCTTCTTCCATCCGGTTGTACATCCAATCTAACTGTTCCAAATCTCCAGTTAGAATCAATAGCATTACTAGATATTTTTACATTTGCCTGTCGGCCTCTACCTCTAGTAGAAAAGAATCTTGTTGTAGGCGATGTAGTTGATGTAAAGGATCTTGTGTTTGTACTTGCCGGGTAGTTTGCAAATTCTATCTTCATTGTTGTATTGCCTGATTGGTCTTTAAAATCAGGTATAACTCTTGAACATAAAAATACTTCATCGCCTTCTTTTATATCAAAATCACCACTTGTAATTTGACAATCCATGGCACCACCATCATCGTTAAAACCATCTTCATGTTCAAATAAAGTTGTACAACCAGCAGTAACACCAAGTATTGTATCATTATTTGGTATGGAATTTGGATCATAAAAAGTTGCATATGGTTTAGAATAGGTGCCTCTATCAACCCAAGAAGTTCTAACAAACCCATCGTTAGTATACCAAACATCTTCTAAATAATTATATGTAACACTTCTGTCTAAAAAGTTGGAGCTTTCTGATGCATAAAACCATGTTACTTCGTTAAAGTCTGTGTTAACTGCAATAGCAACCTGTCCTTGTGCTGTTGCGTTAATATCATCAAATACAAAATCTTGCACTGTACAATTTAATTTTTTAATTGCACCATCAAATTGATAAAAAGCTGTTTGACTCATCCAATAAGTTGTACCATTTACATCAACTACAGAATTTGCAGATATGGCACCACAGTTAGAACCAATTTGGTTAAGTCCAAATATAAAAGGTGGACCAATATTATTTAAAGCGTGTAGAGCTGTGTCAGTCCACACTAAAATAGATCCCCTAGATCTTTTTGCTACAACAATTTTAGATCCGTCTTGTATTCTAAAAGAACCTGCTGTATTTGTGCTTGATGGCGCCCATGTTTGAAAATCTTCTTGTGAAGAAAATCTTAAAAACAAATCATCTTGTGATCCTGGTGTTCCAATGGTTGTTTCTGTACCCATCAAAAAAATGTGTCTGTCAGGAGATGAAACTAACAACACTCTGTTTTTGCCAGGAGCTTGTGTTATTTTTTGAGCCCTAGTTCCTGTGCCTGCAGATAAATCCCATTTATATAAAGCATCATCATTTCTAATTGCTAGTAAGTCTTCACCAAATGTATCAAACTGCCAATAAGTTGCTTCTAGTGCAATTGTTGTTGTAAGACCTGGTCTGTTCCAACCAGAGCCACCGCCAATATTTTGACGAGGTTGGTTCCATGCACCTGTACCCCAACCAAAACCAAACGCTGATCTATCTGTACCTACAGTTATTTGATATTTTGCATTACCTGATCCACCTTGCGAGCTTGCTGTACCGCTGGCATTGCTTGTGTGAGTTACCTTGTATGTGCTTCCATCAACAATCTCTGTAACTTCAAACTCGTTGTTCATATCTAATCCTTGAGCAGTAGAAAAAGAATCAAAGGTTACAAAGTCACCTTGTGCTGCTCCATGGTTGTTATGAGTAACAGTCACTATTGGTGATCCACTAGTCATGGCAAAAGGACCGGTCAACGCTGCTTCTAATCTAATAGGTGTAACGTCATAAAATTGACCTTCTGTGTATATGTATAATTTTCTATCTGTTCCAAGAGCCAAGTGTCTAACACCCGTTAAAGAAACCCAAGCTATAGATGCACGTGCCACACCTGCAATTTTTTTAGTTGGTACGACTTTTGACCAACCACCAATCTTTTCTGGTAGTCCTGTTCTAAACCTAACATTTTTTGAATCTACCCAACGCCCCTCTGCGCCGTAAGTTGTTGTTTGTTTATCTATTCCAGGTGCAAATGACGCTTTGATTAAAGCCATTATGAGGTCCTTAAGAATAAACCAGGCCACCGCGCATGATATTCATCACCCTCACCCCCAGCTGATCTTTTAAACCGTCCAGAAGGGCCAAGACATAACCAAGTTCCTGTGCCTATTGCAGATCCACTTACCTGACAATTCATATTACTATAACCTGAGTTTGAAAAACTGTAATTAGCCAAAACACTTCCTGAGTAAGAACTACCAGCGACATGTGGTGTATCTACCCGATTGGAACCTCCTGACACGTTTGTAGGATGAACAAACATTCTTAATGCACCTACAGCCGTAGTACTATTTTGTACAGAGCCAGCAGGTCCTGGTGGCCCTGGACTTCCATTAGAACCATTTGATCCTGGCGATCCTGGCGATCCTGCTGGTCCTTGTAATGCAGCATTTGCGATAGTAATTCTTCTTATGTTACCACCAATTTTTGCAAGTATCTCATCACTACCTGACGCACTGCTTGTTGATGTTTGACCAGATATAAAATCTCCTGTTACACCCGTAGAATTAACTGTTAAAAAAGTTGAACTATCTGCATTGTTTTTAAACTCAGTTGTGTCTTCTAAAAATTTAAGTGTGCCTGTTCCATTTTTAATAATAGAATTATTAGTGTCATGAAAAATTTCTAAATCTGCACCATCCCCAAAAGTAGCTTTGACATTATCTCCATGAGCAAGATTTCCTGTCATAGTTCCACCAGCTAATGGAACTTTAGTTCCTAATTGTGTGTTGATAGAGGAGCTAGTATCTACAGTTTGAAATTCTGAATTAGAAACACTCCCGTCTGCTATCTGTGTTGCATTTATTGGTATTATTGCATATTTGGTTGATTCATATGTTGCCATGTTATTTCTCCTTAATTATCCATCCGTCCGTATCTCCTGTAAACACAATTGTAAATCCAGCACCGTTTGTAGAAACAGTTCCGTTTGCTGTTGCTCCAAATATTTTTTTACCGTTTGGATTAATAGTTAATGCAGCTGAACCTAAATTACTTTTTATGTCTAAAAAAGAAATTTCATCACCCACTGCTGGAGCAGCAGGTAGTGTTACTGTAAACGCACCAGATGATGCCGTATCTATAAAAACTTTTTGACCACTAAATACATTTGCTGTTGTTGTTAATGGTGTTGATGTCCAATTAGATCCATTTGTGCTACCGCCGCCTGCAAGGGTATAAAAATTTGTACCATCTGTTGCAATAATTGCTCTACCACCTGGTGGCACTAAATCAGATGTATTACCACCTGATCCTAATTTAAATTGTATTGTTCCACTAGATGTTCCGTCATTTACAATCCTGTAAATTCTTTCACGAGTATTATTAGGACTTGTGGTCGTATCCACTTGAATAATTTTAGCAGCTGTAAAATTATGAAATCTTAAAACGGCTTGTCTGTCTGGCTGTGTAGCTCTTGTTACAGGTCCATTGTTAAATGTAAGAGTGTAGGTTGAACCAGCTGATCCTAAATCAATTGACAAAAATCCAGATATTGCTTCGTCAAAAATATTACCAAAGTTATTGTTTGTTGTAGTACCCCAAGAGTTTGCCTGTTCACCATCACCAATTAGTTCTATTCCTAATCTATCAGAAAACGTTGATGCCATTATGCTGCTTCTCCTTCAATTGTTCCTGCGCCTGTTGTCGATACCTCAGAATACGAAGACCCTCCGGCACCAGTATTTGGCACGGCTGTACTTGGTATTGTACCCGCACCTGATGTCGATACATCCGAATAAGATGCACCTCCGGCCCCAGTAGTGCTTATAGACGTTCCAGATACCGTAGCTGTAGTTGTATCATCTACATCACTAAATGTAAACGCAAAAAGATTGTCCACATTAATAGGCACATTGAAACCTATGGCATTTACAGCATAACCTAAATTTACACTGTTTACTGATAAGTTGGCTTGTTGTCCTGTTACATCTGCTGTCCATCCTGGGATTAAAGAATTAACAACAGCCGTGATTGTTTGACCAGACACAGCAGCCACGGGGCTTTGTATGATACTTGTACCAGTTATACTGATAGTATTTCCCATACCTGCACCATGCACAGTGCAGAAATAAGTTATGTTTCTAGTCTCATTGACAGGAGGGATATATTCTACTCTGGCACCTGGTTGTCCCGGTGTGCCTACAACAGTTACATTTGTATTATCTATTACTCCGTTTGCAGCAATTCTAAGTGGGTGGTTTGTATTTGTGCCATCGCTTTGATCAAAGATGTATTTATTACCAGTAATAAGAGATAAAGAAGGTTTTTGTACACCATTTATTACAAAAATATTTTGACCACCAGATTGAACAACGGTAACAGCAAATGTTTTTTCACCGTCGTCTTTTAATACAGCGGCATCTAATTCAAATCCTGTTATGCCTGGTCCTGTTGCAACAGTTCCTACAGCTGATGTTATGGTTTGACCAGTTATGGTTGGATCTGCATTTAAGAATATATTGGCTTGACTAAAGTTTAAATCTACAGGTATTGCAAAACCTGTTTCAGATGCAATAACTTCATAACCTGTGGTTGCACCTAGGCTTACTGTCATTCCTAAACTGTTTGCTGGTAAGTGTATTGTACCGTCAGCAATAACAGTTGGATCGTTTAATGTAACAGTTGTGCTAAAGTTAGCTTCTTGTGGAATAACTATCGGCTCTATTGTTCCTTGTGTAAGTGATAAATTAAAACCATTTACAAAGTGAGTTTTTTGTACCGAATATGTGTTGGATAAAGTGACTGTTAAACTTTGACCTTGTAACTGCACCTTTGCATCAGGACTAAAACCCTCAGCACTAAAGGGCGCTTCAGCAAACGAGACTGAAGACAACATCGACATTATTTATCCTCTTTGAGTTTTTTTACTTCTGCTCTTAATTCTTTTATAGCTTCTATTAATAAAGGCACTATTTTATCATAGTATACAGTTTTGTAATCTACATCTAAGTTTTCTATTTTTACAATAGGTGCCTCTGTTACGACTTCTGGTAATACTTTTTCTATCTCTTGTGCAGATACTCCAACTTCCACACCCTCTTTAAATGATTTGCCACCATCTAAATTTTTAGCAACATCATTCCATTCAAAATAATAACCATTTAATTGATCTACTTTGTCTAGAGCATTATCTATTTTACCATGGAAGTTTTTTAATCTCTCGTCAGAACTATAGGCTGTAATGTTTGATGTCGCGCTAAAGGATCCCGAAAATGAGCCAGACATTGTAATAGTACCGTTACCAGTATTCAAACCAATACCATTTCCCGCTGATACAGTCGTTGCGCCACCACTTGTAACTTGAGTAATATAGCCAGAGTTATTTGTAAGCTGAGAGATGTTTCCCGATATTGCACCAGATAAAGTTGTTGCTGCTAATGTTCCTGTAACTGTAACTCCTGTTGAAGAGGTTTCAAGTTTTGCAGCACCATTATGAAAAAGTTGAACTTGTGCTCCATCAATACAATTCATATAAGTTTTATCGTTTGCTGCATTGTTCAGTATTAAATTCGTTGCTCTAATATCTAATCTGTTTGCACCTGTTTCTTTAATTATAGAACTATTGTCCGATGAATCATGAAAGATTTCAAAATCGTTTCCGTCACCAAGTCTTATTTTAATATCATCGCCAAGGATCAAATTGCCAGTCATGGTACCGCCAGCTTTTGGTAAAGCGGCATTGGCTGTAGTATTTGCATTTGTTGCAGTCGTAGTTGTAGAAGTTAATATAGCGTCCCTTGCAGAAATATCTACGCCGTCAACAGTTTCTGTACCTGACATAGTGATGTTAGCACCATTTAAAACTAGGTTACCTGTCATAGTGCCACCAGCTTTTGGTAAAGCTGCATTTGCTGTTGTAGCAGTGGCTGTCAAGACTCCATCTCTAGTTGCAATATCTACACCATCAACTGTGCCACCAACAACAATGCTACCAGCAACATTCATGTTGTTAGCAGAATCTTCTAATATAGCTTTAGATGCAGGAAGTGTACAAAACACTTCTTTTGTGCCTGCACTAAAAGTTACTTTATTTGTGTTGTTATCTGAGTTTGATAAAACTGTATCTCTAGAAAGAGTGTCTGGTGTACCACTTGTAACCGTTCCTATTCCTACTTCAAATTCTGCACCACCTTCTGCTGCAATACAATAATAAGTTTGATTACCGTTTCCTATTCTTTCAACAAAAGTCTCAAAACCTGTTTTAGCACCACCTAAGTCTACAGTGCCTTGTCCTGTAGTTGTGGTCGTCTCTTTGACTCTATCATTAATAGCAACCATATTGTGGCTCCTATCCTAAACGAATTATCTCTGATCCACCACCAGCTGCTGGGAATTGAATTGTAAATGTACCGTTAGAAGCTGTAAAGTCACCACCAAACGCTAACACAACAACAGCATCATCAGTTGGAGCACCACCGTCTTGTCTGTAAATCAAAGCACCGTTTGCAGTAAATGATGCACTCGTCCAAGACACATCTGCAAAGTCAACAAACGCTGTCGTACCAGATAATGTAACAGTTGGAGAAGTTAAAACTTTACCTCCTGCTGAGTAAGCAGCTCCTGATGAATTTGTTACCTCGTTTGAAGATGAGTATGCAGTAGTTGCGGCTCCTAAGTTTGCTGAAGAAGTATATAGCGCAATGTAATAAGCGACACTTCCTGTGCCATCAAAGTCATGATTTCCTTTTAGTAGCTCTCTTTTAAACACACTACAAACTGCTTGTGATATTGCCATAATATTCTCCTATTAAGGGTTTGAAGATGGTATAGGAACACGTAAACTTCCGTCCCTATATTCATCTCTTCGTTTCTTACCTAATTGTTCTTGTGCAAGTGATTGTATAGCCTCTTGATAAGAAGCTTCATACACTTGTTGGTCGTTCGGCGCTTTCAAGAACTTAAACGCTTCACATAAGCAGGCATACAATAAAACATTAGGAGCATTTACGCTGACCCATGTTTTGGTATTACTACTTGATAAGCCTGTTGGTTTTTTCGTAATACCTATCTCAAATTTATACACTGCATTGGGAGTAGGTGCAACGACTATTGTGCCCATATCCCAGTTGGCATAATATCTAGGTATAGCAGTTGAAGCTACCTCTGGAGTATCATAATACTCACTCATAAAATCTTGATCCACTCGAACCAGATCATGTCTCTGTTTTGTGCCAGAATCTGTATAAATTGTTACATATCTAATGGTTGCAATGTCGTCCAGTTGTGGTGCGCTGGGATCAGTAGCGTCGTTACCTGGTAATTTTACAAACCTGTTACCAGATGCGGTATTACCGTTTACATAAACATTGTCATTATTTAATTCAATAGACCTAAATATTCTATATTCAGCATGTTCTATAAAATCATTAATAATAGTATCAGTTAAAACCTGATTGTCTGTTTCTGTGTAATCCCTAATCTGTGTTACTAATTCTGCGTATGTTGTCATGCTAATATTGTAACAGGTCCAACTGATGCCCTGTCCCCTCCAAATCTTAATATACCACCACTTTCATAGTATTTAAAGCCTTTACCTCCAGCGGCCACAAACTGATCAATATAATCAGTTCTATCATCAATCAATATTTTATTTGCCCCACCATAAGGTCCTTTATTAAAGTTTGTAGTATAATTTGTTGCTGCAGGAGCTCTGCCAACACCTGATCCAATAGTTCCAAAATTTGCTGTGACCCATGCATTCTTTTGGTTTGTTATAGAAGTAGATGTAGTTGACGACAAAACTTCCCATGTTCCATTTTTAGCTATAACTAAATCTATTAAAGCATCTGCTTCAGCTCTCTTGCCTAGGTTTTGGAAATAACTTGACGGTGCAGCTGCAATAGCCGCTTGTTCAATAGCTGGTGACATGTTGTACCAATCACCCCCAGAGTCTAATAAACCAACATTTGTTGCATAGGTAGCCACGGCTTGATAATACTCAGCTAAAGTTCCATCTAAATCTACATAAACTGTTGTTGTTCCAGGATTGCAATTATCTGTTAAAAATTTATCTAGAGTATCGTTAGGACTAAAAGAAAAATTATCATTATCTATTTTTGTTACAATGTGTCCTTGTGCAACATTTACATTACCCGCTGTAAGTCGTGACACTTGTGGATACTCAGGAAACTTTGCCGCTGCATCTCTAAATCTTACAACATCTCCATTAACAAAACCATGACCAGGATCATTTACATTTACAATTATAGAATCTCTAATTCCTGAACTAAAAGCATTTTTATTTAGTAAGTGTGGAACTGGTGGTTCTACTCTGTCTGGTCTTGCATTTTGCAAACCCTGTGAGTCACCTTTTTGTACTTTTGGTTCTAGTTGTGGATGTTTTTGTTCAAACTCAGACTCATGAACTAGTGACCCATTCCACTCTCTACGCATTTCTGTATATGGAAATTGCATGCCGCTTCTGTCAGATATGGCTTTTGATTTTTTACCTGTAGCAAAATTAGACATTTGGATAATACGCCTGTGGAGTTATGAACGTACTAGAAGATGAGCCATCCTCTGCTAACGCTCTTTGCAATTCGTCTTCATACAACAGCTTCATTTGTTGTACCAACTGTGGACTATTTTTTTGTGATAAATAGTAAGACAAACCTGCTACCATGCATGGCATAAATCTGTAAGGCACGTCTGCTGTATTACTGTACGAACCAGCATCTTGTATTCTTTTCACAAAATAAATTGCAAGATCTTTGGCTGCATTAGTCGTATCTGGTGTTGGGTATACGGTTAATAATGTGTGATCTATAAATCTTTGCACATAATATTGTGAAGGAGCTCCTTTTGATAGTTTGTTAGACAAACCAGAATATGTAGATCTGTTTATTTTTGTAAGAGCAGAATCACTTTGATTTGTTGTAGCTCTATTGTTTCTTAATGCTGCTTCTAAAATATCATCAACACCATATATACCATTTGTAGGTGCTGTAGTTGCACTTGTGCCATCGTCAGAGCTTCTGAAAAATTTGTATTCTGCTTGACCCTCAACTAAATCAACATTTGTCTTGTCTATTTCCCAATAATGTAGACCTCTATTGGCCCATTCTTGGAACATTATATTTAAAGAACGTCTTGCTGATTTTAATTGATAACCACTTACTGATTTAATTCCAACTCTATCATAGGCTTCTTGTATAACGTCGTCGATTAAGAAACCACTTTCAAAAGTAGTTGTACCTGATGTTGCCATCTAACCTCCTAGTTGAACGTTACTGTAACGCCACCAGTATTAGTTAAATCTAAAAAGACTCCTGTTTTAAATCTTATTCCACTTCCAGGAATAAAGATTTGCAGTCCTTCTTCTCCAAACAAGAAAGTATGTGCTGTGCCTGCTGCAGAAGTATTGTCATAAAGTATAACACTACAGTTGGCATTATTGCCTTTTGCTTGGATAGATGTAACTCTACAAGGTCCAGTTACTAATTGTCCATCAGCTATTGCGTGTGCTGTTCTTTGGTCTGATGTGAATGATCCACCACCTGCCATAATATTTTCCTCCTAAATTTGTGGGGCCGAAGCCCCACATTAATTAATCTTACGATTCTTTAGCAAAAACGCCTCTAAC